GCCTCTTGCCGACTCGCCTTTTATCGCCCATATCCGCCGTCCAATACGCTCTTTGGAAAACTCATACACTTTCTGGGTATGATGCCCGCCGGAGTCGTGACAGGCAGCCATAATCGTAAAACCTCGCCCGTCCGCTCTCCGCCATGTCTGCTTCAGGTAAGCATCAAGCCGACGCCAGGGTTCGTCAGTTTCTAAATCCCCCTCAATAACGTCATAAGCGATAGACCAGCTTTCTTCATTCCGGCCCCAACCCACCACCTCAATCTCAAGTCGTCCGTCTTGTGTATCGATACCGGCGGTGACGACGGCAACACCATCAGGGACTTCAGCGGAATAAACCTCACAACGTTCTGCCAGACTTTTTTCACTGAGCGCCTTTTCACCGCGATCTTCATAGGGTTCACCCAAGACAAGGTTAATAAATGTCTGGCGCATCAAAGGGTCGTCTTTTACCCGCAACCACTCGGCAACCAGATACTTCCATGCCGCGTTAGGGAAGAGACTGTATCCCGCCCAAATATGAAAACCCGCATGCCCTTTAAAGGGCATGGTTGCCTGCCACCTTCCCGCTTTCACCATTCCGGCTTTATCGTTGTGATGGATCACACAACCGTTATGGCAGCAAACATAATAGGCGGTATCGGGTAATCCATTACCGTCAGAGTCTTTATCCCACTTAATTCCGTATGGCGTTGTTGGCCCACCCCATTCCAGCGTTTGAAACTCACCACAGTGAGGGCATGGAACATAATATTTACGCTGATCACTTTCAGCATAAGCCTTCTCAATGCGGCTAATTCCTTTAACCGTCGGGGTTGATCCTAATATTATTTTTCTATTCCAGAATGTCTCTGAACGCTTGGTGCCCAATGCTATCTGGTCACCATCAACACCAGCTCCCGCTATCGGATACCCATCAACTTCATCAAAAGCAATGATTCGACAAGTTATACGACGGAAGCCACCAGGACTGTTTGCCCCTACCAGCGTTAAATTAGAACCGTTGAGAAACTGCTTTTTAAGGATGGTCTGGTTACTGCTCTTGGCTTTCGGATCACCGGATATCTCAGCGAGAACAGGGGTATCCCTGAGCATGGGAGAAATTTCAGTCTTACTGTAATCCTCCGCATCTTCAACACGGGGCTGCACAACTAAAATGGGTGAAGGGTCATGTACCAGGTAATAGCCGATAACATGATCCAAAATCTTGGTGTAACCCACTCGGGCAGATTTCATGACGGACACCTGAGTAACCAGTGGGTCAGTTACTGCATCCATAATGCCATCCTGATAAGCAAAAGAGCGAAATCATCCAGTCTGTGCACTGGTCTCTTTTGACAATACCGCATGCTTATTGGCCCACTCACTCAATGATAGAGGTTTGGGTGGCTTTACGTTCTTGCGTCGTTGATGCAGTTCCGTGGAGAAGTTTTGCCAAGCGGCTGGGTCAACTGCTCTCTCCGTTGTTATTGTTATCAAGGCTTAGCTCCTCCATTGCCTCGTAAACCACTTCTTGCAGTGCTTCAACAAACTCCGCATCGTTAGTGGTTGAGGCCAGCACCCGCAAGCGGGGACCATGTTCGGGAGCGATGGCAATCAGGCGGGTACGCATGCGTGAATATTCGCTACCTACCGCCTCAATCATCTCTTTGTAAGGAAGTACCTGACCTGATTTAATGTCATATTCCAACCGAGTTAGCAGCGCCAGAAAGTTTTCTTTCATTTCTCTGGCTTCATCGATTGTCATCTCGACGCCGCTTTCAGCAATCATTTTCTTCACAACGTCTGCGGGAGAATCCACCGGATCTTTATCAGGTCTGTTACCTTTGGCTCTGTTACCCGTCTTGTTACCTACTTTGTTACCCTGCGTGTTACCTGCAACTTTTTTTTCTGGTCGGGTAACAGTTTTCCGAAAGCGCTCAATGTTGGCATTTGATGCCTCGACATCAATGTCATCACCTGCCAAAACCAGCCACCCACGCGCCTTCCATGCTGTAACCGTCTTTCGGCTGACATTGTGAAGTTTGGCAAAATCTGACTGGTTCATGTGTTACCTCAGTTGTTACCTGTTACCCAAATTTCAAAAGTTGAAAGCTAGACACAGAACGGGGCGCGCAATGCCCGTACATTACAAAGGTCTCAGGAAGGACCCATTTTTTTCTAGATGATAATTGATTCCATTTAGTTTCATAACTGCATGCAAAAATCATCATAAGCAGCGAGACCAACCCTCTTGATCAAGTTCAGGCTACTCTTTATCCGGGCCTTTTGATTTGCACGATGATACCTGCAAATTATTAATAACTTTATGAAGTTAGATACTTCTCTATCTAATGGGAAAACACCCCGAGGGAGCGGCGCAGTTAAAGAAATTAGCTCGGCAATCTTTAGATACTTATCTTCAAGAATGTTAGGGATGCGGGTCTCAGATTTAATAACGATATGGGTTGAAGACTTACGTATTAATGTAGTTTTGATATGGCTGGTTACTATAGTCACTATTGCACCTCATCTATTTAGCCGTCTTCAACGCCTGCTCGATTGCCAGACTTAACGCGCCAGGCATCAAAGCCTGTGCCATTGCATTCGCCCGGTCGAAGTATCCAAGCGTTGGTTTAACTGCCAATGCGTCACCAAACTGAATCAGCAGCTTAGGTGCTCTTTGTTTCTCTCTGGCGCGATGCACACCGTTAGGAGAGCGCTTCTGACGTTTTTTAGCCTTTTTGCTCTTCTTCCCTTTCTTACGCTGGAAGAAACCACTAACGCCATTCACCTCACCTACAAACACATTTTCCTTAGCCTTGAGTTGCTGCGTTTTATTACGGGCTAAGTTGCCGAACTTATTCAACTTAATGTTCTTGGGGTTAAGCAGCGCCTGACCATTGAGCTTGTGCTGACCGCCGAACTCGAACGGTTCGAGATAACTGGCAGCAATATCACGCACAAACACTTTGGCCTGTAATCTGTCTTTGCGGGCACCAAACGAGCCGACAGAATTAACAGTAAAAGGAGTTGGATTATCCAGATTGCGTTGCATACCCACCTTCTGAGCGGCGGCAATCTGGCGTGCAACACTTGTTAAAGCCTGAGCAGCAGCAAAGGGAATCTGCTTTTTTATCGACTGTAACTGATTGGATAAATCTTTAAGAGTTGCCATGATCTATCCCAAAATAGAAAAGCCACCGGCTTATAAGGCTAGTGGCTTGTTGTTAGTGGTGAAACTATCTCAAGTATTACTTTTTCTCTGGCGGGGTATACTCCATCCGGCCCAAAGTTTTAGACACTTCTCGGTAATGCTTAACCCGATCTCGGAAATACTCACGTAAGTGTTCAGGCTGCTGATCTTCCACTTGAGCGGGGATTACCGGCATGTTGTAGCGTTCTTTGAATGCAACGCCTGATGCGGCCTGATCTACAGCCATCTTATCTTTATCTTCCTGCGATAACTCAGCCAAGTTATAGCCCATAAGTCCTCCGGTTAGTTTGGAAGATTATAGCTCGACAGCTAAGTATTTACGCCCAGCATTATCGATGGCACTCAATGGATGCCATCTGTAATGACTAGCTGTTTGCATCAGGACGAGCTACAGCACGACACGCCGCCATACATGCTGTTTGCATGTCAGTTTTAGCAATCGCTAACCAACGCCCATCGCTCTCACCATTATTAAGAAAATCAAGCTGTGCGATGAATTGGCGACTGATTTCTTTCAGTCGGTTCATATTGGCAATATCTTTTTCCATTAACGTTCGATAGCCTTTTACTGTGCTGCCATCCTGCGGTTTTGCTTCGCTCATAATTTCCTCTGTTATTTAAGCTGTACGCTATTGCTGTGTGGTGCTGTTGATTATTAGCCGGTCGTCAGTGACAACCTTCTGCAATGCGGTGACCTTCTCAACTAGCTTGTCGGCTCGCTCAGCGATTGAAATAAGAAACCCGACATCTGCGTCTGAAAATCCGCAGTCTCTGGCTGCATCAGTGAGCTGTCCACTGGCGGGAGTAACGGGCAAATCCCCAACTGAGGCGGAGAGACACTCGAAGCGCTTTTGCAACCTGATATTGCCAGCACGGTAAGCAGCAATAGTGCCTTTTGCTTTGTTCTCAGCATCAGTTACCCCTTGTTGGTATGCTTTTAATCCGGCTGATTGTGCAGCTTGAAGTTGACCCTCTTTCTCGTCAGCGCTCTTTTTAGCGGCTTTTTCTGCCTCAAGATCTGACTTATCACGCTTGGTCCACTTAAGGGACCATTCCGAATCTTTACTATCGCTACCCCACCAGTACCCGCCAGCTACGCAAATAGCAGCAACTATAAGTACAGCAATAATCACACCAGCTATTTTGTTAGGCATAGCGCTCGTTCCTTATCGCGGCGAGTCACTAGCCCCGGCAATTTCTTACCGCCGCCATATACCCAGCGCGGGAACTGTTCACAAGCTGCCGTCACGTTGCCAGCACGGAAATACTGGAACATGGTGGATTTTTGCATCGATGGGCAACCAGCGTTAAAGGTGATTGACGTAGCAGCATCAAAAGCACCTGGTGGTAATTTATTGCCGTTCGCATAGCGAATAACGCAGCGCTCAGCTTCAAGAATGTTCTTTTCCCAATCAGCGGCAATTTGTGCATCAGTCTTTCGGGTTCCAGGTATGACGCTGTGAGTGTTCCCCACACCATCTGTGATAATACCTGCGGGGCAAACATACGGATCACGACGGCATGATTCAGCATTGCCTATCAGCTCTAATCCCCGTTCGCTTGTTCTGACGTTACCCATCGAAAGAACGATAGAAATAATTGCAGCCACGGAACAAATGCCGCCAGCCAAGCCAGTCTTAACTTTTGCGGTCATTTATACCTCGGCCTCTACTTTTTTTAATGCTTCAGTGATTACCTCTACTGCAGCAGGACGTTTGTCACTAGGTTTGTTCTTCGAATCAACTAAGTAGTTTTCGATAAGCTGAGTGCGTTTCTCTTCTTCTCTCTGCTTTCGGTTAGCATCAACACGACCATAAATGAATGATGCAGCTGAAAGAACAATGCCAATTAACCCAAACACAAAGTAAATAAAATCCTGTGTTGTAAAGCCCAGTGTCGCGGAAAAAGCCGCCAACCAAGCGAATAGTTGAGTAAAAACACTGCCGGTTTGCTGTTCCATTTTCATGAGTCTCCCCCTCCCGCTTAACGGGTTGGGCGCGTAGTTGAGGAATTTAGCCCACCAGCGCAGCCACTCATTAGCAGTAATGTGTGTGGAGTTGATTGGGTGACTGGCGGGCTAAAACTGAAAAGGCCACGCATTAGCGCAGCCAAAAATTTTCCCGCTTACTGGTACGGGGCGATCAACCGCAGTTATCGCAGAATTAAATTGTGGCCCTGATTTATTTCGCGCCGGGTTCATCTGGGACATGTAAATCCCCTTTGCGCTGCCGTTCTCTCTAGACGATCGTGGCAGTACGAATAAAAAGGCCCACCTAAGTGAGCCTTAAAATTATGCTGTAAAGCCGGTTACGGTTCCGGCGTCAACACCTACCAATGTGCTGACCGCATACCTTAAATGTACTTCTGTGGTGGTGGGGAATTCGCCGACGTCGTTTCACTGGTGTTCCACTTGTATCCCCACACATCGGTGCCTGCATTCACCACATTCGGCTGAGCACCAACCACTGTTGCAGCAATGATCTGAATAGATTGGGATATGAACCCGTTATTCAGTGATGCCCAGTCGAATGTAGAAAAACCGCCACTTCTCGCAGTGGCCGCGCTCATGCCCTTGAGTCTCGACGCCTCAGCCGCTAATAACCGGTGCGCATCTGGCGTGTGCGCTGCTTTGCCGGAGCTTGTTTTGATATAAGACCTTGACCCGTCACCACACAGGCTCGCGCAACTTTGCGACTCAGGGCAGCATCATTACTGCTGCATTGCCTTTTGGCTGCGGTCTAACCGTTTAGCTACAGCATTTTTCAGCCCTCCATAAACGACAAAACCCCGCAGAAGCGAGGTTATAAATTAAATTAGTAGCAACATATCAAATATGCTTTAAATATGGCTTACTTTGTTCACTTTTGCAAGTATCATGTCGCTAAATGTTGCTATCTTCCTGATTTGTGATTTACAACGCAATTCAGAGAATCCGCATCCAATGCTTCAGCCAGCCTTAATAGCGATTCCCAATGCGGCGCATAGTGCATTGTCCAATTATTACGCTGAACTCCCACCAATCCTGCTAGCTCTGAATATGAATACTCTTTCCCATGTAACAAATGGCCCACACCGGCTGTTTGTTGCACTGCCAGCCATACGAGGCTTTCAACTCTCCGCCGTACTTTTGCTGTTACTGGTTTTTCTGCTAGTTGCGGCTGATACTCATTCCATATATAGCGACATATCTCAACCTGGTAATCAAATGTCAGATCGAAGGAATAGCAATAGCGAATCCATGCAGCCTGATGAGGCTTTAACTTGAATACCGCCCTACGCCATGCACTGGTGCAATACGTTAGCGGATCTATCGGAGTAACCTGGCTTTTACTCGAGCGGGTTTCTGTGCAACGCACTGGCTCCGTTTCTTGGCAAACTCTGCGACCATCAACCTCAATACTCCTAATCCTCTGACGCTTAAACCGTGTGGTTCTGGCTAACGCCGCACCATCGAACGCCTCTAATTGTCCCTTGCTGCTTCCGCATATATCAGCAAGGGCAACAGACAATACACCTCGAACATACTGGAGATATTGCTGATTCATTTTTCTACTCCACACAATTAAGGCCATTAGGCCATTGCCCCGATCGAGATAGACCGATCCATAAAATGAAACCAAAGCTCAATTTGGCTTCCATGCTCCGCTTCCCATACACGCATATCAGCATGCAGTGCGTCATGACAGGCACGGCATAGAGGAATGGTGAATAGGTCGTGGGCCTTTGTACCCATACCACCCTGTCCGTGACCAATGATGTGATGGGGGTCGTCAGCAGAACCACCACAACCACAACATTGCTGGGATTTAACCCACTTGAGCCACTTGGCACTTTCCCACCGATACCGCTTAGGGATGCGCATAAAGCTAGCTGGTGGCTCATCATCAATTTTCAGAGCCAGCACCTTCTTAACCTGCTCAACTTTACTTTCAATGATTTGGGTCGGGTTTGGCGTCCAAGTGATATCACTCTCCCTTGTTGGCCCTGATTTCATTACTGCGGGCAGCATCCGCAAACTTGCTCGAGCAATTGAGTCGGGGAGCAGGTCGGAAACCTCATTAACGACAGCCCACCAACATAATTCCGGCATAGTGAGCTGGTGGCCCTCAGGAAGCCGAAAATAACTGCATACGGTCGAGATTATCCAGGTGATGAGATTGCTGGTCGCCAGTTGGTTCAGTCGGGGAAGTGTATGCTCTCTCAGCTTGTTATCATGATGCCAACACAAACGAATCGACCGTTGGCCATAGCGCAATATCGTGAGATTTTGAACGTGGGAATCATCCGGATCATGCCATTGGCACTCTTTCAGTTGCTTAACCCATGCCTCCAGTACTCGAGGCCCACCAGCGGCATTAATAACACGCTCATGCTCAAAAAATGGTAGCAAGCGCGGATCATTAGCCAGTTGCTGATCGGCTGTTGGTAGTCGCCCTGATGGAAGTGCTTTAAATTCCTCCGGTTCAGTGGCCACCAGCAAGCGCCCAGATAAATATGGCAGCAGTTCAGCACCTGGCTTCAATATCACAACACCAAGTTCCTGCTGGATAAATGGGGTTAACAATGCCCTCATGCGGCACCTTTCTTTGCAAGATACTCAGCCCATAAGCCACCAACCCATTTAACGCCCTTCGGTGTAAAACGGGATTGAGCGAAAGCATGATTATTAATGGTGTTAGTACCCGTCTTAACCTCAAATCGCCCTAATTCACTGTGCTGCTGATGAGGTGATAACATTCCGTTAAGCCGGTACATGATGTGATTATCAAGCAGGAACTGACGAAACTCCGCTTCTCTGGCATTAAGCAGTTTTGCAACTTGTCGGAATGTCATGGAACCCTTAGCTATTACGTAGCGATCGACAAACTCAACTTTTGGCGCAGCAATAGAAAGCTGGTTTTCAAGCTGTTGCTTTTCCTCTGCCAAATTAGCCGCCAGGCGTAATGCCTCTGGTAAGGTTTGAGGGATCAGGTTCTGTTCCAGTTCTTGCCAGCGGTCAACCACTGCAGCAGTGAATTCAGGGGATAGTCGGGCAACTAATACCAAAGAATCCCGCTTATTGAAGCGATACTCAAAATACTGGTTACCGTTGTGTTCAAAATCGAACTGCGGCAACGGCGCGGTTAAAATACCAGCAGCACATAGACGTTCTGCGGAGCGCTTCACATCACCGTGTTTGCTGTTCACTAGTACAGCGATTTCACGGCTGCTCATAGTCACAACAGAATTGGATAGTTTCATGCTGCCACCTCTTTACGTTCGATACACATTTCTGGAAGATTTACCCGGACAAGCGCTTCAGCGAAAGGTGGTGGTACTGCATTACCACAGCGGGCTACTTGTTTATCTTTCGCGTATTTAGTGCCAGTGTAATCGCGGTCGATGATGTACCAGCTCGGGAAGCCCTGTGCGGCGTAAAGCTCATGCGGTTGCAGCATACGCATGCCGATATCGACGATCTGATAATCAATACCCTCGACCGTGACCAACCCGAACCGGTCATTAGTCGTAACTGTGTGTAGGGGATCATTCAGGCTAACGCCCTCTTTCTCATTGCCGTAATATTTCAGTAAAAAGGCGCGAACCTCCCCAAAATGATTCCCGCCGGCCGTAACAGTCTGGAGCGGCTCTGTAACTTTTTGACCCGTATTTGTACCGCGCATCTTAATGAGATTGGACGTGACCAAGGCGTGATGATCAACGGTAGTTACTGTATGGGCTGGCTGTCCCAGATCAGCGCCGGGGCCGGTATAGTTACCACCGAAGTGTTTAGCCAGGAACGCAGAAACAAGCCGAGACTTGCCACCGCCGCCAGCAGTAATAGTACCGCTTGGTTCATCAACCACATGCCCCACGCTATTGCCAAACTCACGGGCAATAATCGGGGCTACAAGAAGGTGCTCTGCCTTGCTAGTGATTGTCGTCAGTGGTTTACCGGCTTCATATGCCATGCGGTCGCCACCGAAACCGGTTTGACCGATACGGGCAATGATTGGGGCAATAAGGCAAGAATGATTTGTGTTACAGAGCGTATGCATCGGTTGCTCTGCAGAACGCGGTTTAGCTGAATATTTAGGTCCGCCAGCGCCAGCAATAAACGGAGCCAGTTTTGCTTCTACCATCCCCAGCGCATGACCGTTGCCACCTGGACGAGCAGAACTCCCAGCGGTGATAGTTGGCAAGGGTTCATCACATTCCTGCCCAGTAGCGCCAGAGCGGAATTTCGTTATATGTGGAGTAACCACCGCATAGCCGTGCGTTTTGGTAATCGTCTGCAATGGCTGATCCAGAGCTTGACCTCGGAAACAATCGTATGAGGTTTTGGTACTGGTATGGTTGCACTTCACGATAAACGGCGTTGGGTTATCGATAACAAAGCGTTGAATGCCACGCGCAATACGTTTTAGCGTGTTCTCAGCCAGCGGCTTCTTGCGCTCAAAAATGCTCGGGCATGGAATTGACCAATCAATGCATTCGGCAGCAGTGCGCCACGGTTCACGGTGTCCGCTTTGAACGTCCAGCGATTTCGGATCGCCGTGAGTTGGCTCCGGCCATACCACAGGCTTTCCGTCACAGCGCATCACCATGAAAAAGCGCTTTCTAATGGTTGGTGCACCGTAATCACTGGCCCGAAGTTCTCTGAACTCGACAATATAGCCCAAGCCAGAAACTAAACGCTTAGCCTCAGCGCCATTGATATCAAGCCCTAAGACTTCACAACATTCCTGTAGTGCCGGGTGCTCGGCATTAATGCCGGTGGTCAACATCCCAACGAAAGCAGCGAATGTCTCACCGGCGCGAGCAGGATCAGGATGCTCGGTACCATCTTCAGCAGTAATCAGCGGTCCCCACGTCTTAAACTCTTCGACATTTTCCAGCATGACTACTCGAGGCTTTTTCGCCAACGCCCAGCGCACGACAATCCACGCTAACCCACGGATCTCTTTTTTAACCGGTTTACTGCCCTTAGCTTTCGAAAAATGGCGGCAATCAGGACTGAACCATGCCAGGCCAACAGGTCTGCCGGCGGTCGCTGCTACTGGGTCAATATCAAATACTGATTCGCAGTAATGCAGTGTGTCGGGGTGGTTTGTCGTATGCATAGCAATGGCGTTTTCGTCATGATTGATGGCGATATCAACACTGCGACCGGTTGCCATTTCGATCCCGGTAGAAGCACCACCGCCACCGGCAAAATTATCTACGATGATTTCTTTCATGCTGTTGCTCCCATAGCGGCGGTAAGTGTTGTGGCGGCGGCAATAATGGCATCAGACGGAATACCGTCTAATTTCATGCGATTGATGTTGCCTAAGATTTTATGCTGTAGATCGGTAGGTAATTCGATGGCACCTGGTACCTTACTGAAATACAGATTCACTTCGACGGGCCAAACAGTATTACCGGTTTCCGGTACCGGAATAATTTCAGGAATATTTTGTGGCTGGCTTTGTGGTGTAAGACGCTCGGCCTCTCTGCGGATCTGCGCTAAGAATGCCGCGCCAGTAGTCATAAGCTGATCCAGTGAGACATAACTTGTTGCTGGCCCGCGCCACGTCTTATCAAATATCGCTATGGCGCCAGCGAAGAATGCACCGCTCGGTACCTGCTTATCGTCGGCCGGGATAAACCAGCGTGGTAGGTCGAAACCGACGCGACCGCGAATGAACGCTATGTGGTCGGCTTGCTCTGGCCACCAGCTCTCTGATGTGGCGACTTTAATCAGGAAAACATAGCGCCCACCGGCGTCACGCATTGCCGCTGTGTGCTGCATGATGTGTGTCATACCGGTGATGTATTCACCTTCATGCTGTTTGGCGCGGGAATATGGTGGGTTGCCGAACGCAGCACCTTTAAGCTCTTTCACTCGTTCAGCCCAGTCTTGGACCAGCGCGTTATCTTCTGCCGTGTAGAAATCAGGGCATTTACTGTTTTCACCGTCGGAGAAAAGGTCCAGAACCAGCGGGCCAAACATCTGATTAATGCCCCAGAACAACGGATCGGGAGTGCGCCACTGATCGCCAACTTCTTTCAGCAAATGAGATTCAGCCGATTTAAGCGCCGTCAATGATTGGACATATTCGGTATTGGAGAAATCAATCATGCCGCTATCTCCCGATTCAGATCGTGGGAACATAAGCGAAGCATTCGGTAGTTACTTTCAAATGAAAAAGTATTCAGCACCAATGTCCAATCGCGTTTTTTCGCTATTTTTAGCAAAAGCTGATCAGCAGCCCAATGTTTACGTAATTCACGAATACGCCACCAACGTGGTATTTGCTGGAAAATTGCCGCTACCGACATAACTTTAACGTTACTGATAATCATGCTGCTTTCTCCCCGCTCACGCGCTGGCTGCATTCTTTCCAGATGGCATTCCAACGAACCACGGCAAAACTTGCCCCCATCCCACGAACGCCAGCTTTACTAGCCTCGAGGCCGACCTTAATTTCTAACTCAGTGCGCTTAACATCCTGCCCGGTACCGGAAATAAACCGCTTATACGCCGCGTCACGTTCGGTATTGTCGATAACTGGCGCGATAACTGTTTTCGCCTGACTACGCATCACCAATTCATCCCACTTAGCGCGTAGTTTCCGAGGGCTTAAGATATTGGCAGCCCAGAATGAATCAGCATTTGCCCACTTGAATAATTCGCAGATCTCGCGATGAGAATGGCTATCCTGTTCATGCATCAGGCGAATATCGTTCGACCACTCCACCCAATTTGGTTCTTTAGCAGCGGCGTTAACTACGCGGATTTTTGAAAATATCCATTTAGCGGCATCCAAGTCCTTAGCGGTTCCCCATGATTTACCTGATGGGGTGTAGATTGCGGCTTCGGGATGAGTTGATAAAAAATCACTTTTTGCCTTGTTGCTGGATTCGTCAGAATTCTGCAACGAAGAGGGTTTATTGATCTGTAAGTAATGATCTGTATAAAGATAAGATTCGGCGATATTGCCGTTTCCATTCGGCTTAATTGCCGTTTCCATTCGGCTTAATTGCCGTTTGGATTCGTCGATATTGCCGTTTCCATTCGGCGATATTGCCGAATCCAGTTCTAATGGGAATAATTTGGCAATTAGCACATCACCATTAAGGCGATAGTGTATTGTCGGCGTACCGTTAACCTTGCGAAGATCTGTTTCTATGGCATCAGGAAGATAGCGCTCAACTATCTTTTTAACTGCCTTGCGAACCTGCTCACCAGTCACCCCATGAATCTCTTCAGCCATCTGTTCATGCTTTTTGTAGAACCAACCATCCTCAGAGCTGGACTCTGTGCCAGACCAGTGCACCAGTTGGTTTAATATCGCCCCCAGTAAGTGAGCCTGCTGATCACCCTTGAAAAAATCCAAGTATGGCGAAGGGATGACAATAAAATTCTTCTGCCCGGATAGAGCCTTAACGACATCAAATATCCGGCTCATAACACAGCCTTTGGCGCTGGCAGAGCCAGATAACGGAATGTATCCACAACATAATCAGCCGCGCTGTGGGTGACACATACCCAAAGGCCGGGTATTCTCATCACATAACGAAATAACTCTCTCCCAGTAACCGGTAAGCAACGTAGTTGCAGGGATGAGCGTTTAGCCGCTACAATGTTCATGCGTTAATTACTCCACACAATGTTTAGTTAATGCACCCGACACCCCGGAACCGCATTCTGGGGTGTCAACCTTTCCTAGTAACAACATTGTCTTACCCACCAGCAGCTTAATCATCATTCCCACCCCAAAGGTCCCGGCCGACTTCTTTCAGCTCGCAAACCGATATCAGCTAACGTTTCTACTGATGCGAGGTAATCTCGCGATACAAGTACTGCCTCAGGTGGCGCGGCTTGAATGCCGAGAAATGCCAGTTCTTTTGCAATTGCAGCAAAATGCCCCTCGGCCTTACGACGGCTAGCTGTCGACTCACTAATACCCAAGTGCTCCGCATAAGCTTTCTGGCCTACTGATGCAAGACGGTTGAGTAATACACTCTCAATCTCAACTGCCGTGAGAACTGGTGGTTCTAACTTTCGTGCTATTGCAGTGTTTCCCATCGATAATTCTCCTGGTCAAACCGCTGGTGTCGTCGGCGGTGGGTTAAGCAAGTTAGGAAGGGTTCCGCGCAGATAAGCCCAGTCAACATCTGGTCGCAACTCTTCGCATGTCACCGCCCCTTGAGTGATTTTTTCGATTTCAAGACAGCGTTCAGCGGGGATTGGGCGTATGCCGTTCGCCCATTGCGAAATAAGTACTGAGGGAATGTCTAGCTCACGACCTAGACTTGCAGCCCTTCCACGCTCTTGGTTGGTGTAGGTTTTTAGGTTCATATTGATTGATGGCCCCTAGTTATTGACATCATCATAATAGCGCATCGCTATCAAATATCAATAGCGATGCGCTTCTTCCTAAACTTAGCGAAGTGCTATTCAATGGGGTAATCAAAATTGAAATAATGATAATTAACATGCAGACCATTGAAGAAATCAGGCGAGAATGGTTGCTTGAGCTGATCAGGCAGCATCGAACTTTGGCAAATCTGAATGTTGCTCTTGGTAGAGTAAAAACAGATGCAACTCTATCTCAGATCAAAAACCAGGCAGTCGATAGTAAAAGTGGCAACCCCCGTAATATGGGTTCTCCACTCGCGAGGGAAATTGAGAGCAAACTTGGGCTTGAGCTAGGCACGTTAGATCACCCCTTGCAGTTGGATGGATCTAATAAATGGAGCGCCTACAAAGAAGCTGACGACGCGATTAAAGACTTGGTGGATTATATACTTGAAGGTGATAGAACGAATCCCCCAGGGTGGGTCGATAGTGATGCAAAAGCCTATATTGATTCCCTTGAGCTAAAAGTAAGAAAGTGGAACGATAAGAGTAAAAGCACCGAAGATAATTATAAAGCGAGAGCTTAAGCTCATCTGGTCTAATGGTAAGTTCCTAACCGAAACATAGCTCGCACAGTATAAATCCCGATTTTTCGGGATTTTTTTTTGCTTCATTAATTTTTAATAGCGCTTCGCTATTGACTGAATAATAGCGGTGCGCTATCTTAAATCCATCAACAGTGAACAGGCAGGACGCCCACGAAGTAGCTGCCGGTGGCATACGAAACACCGGATGATTCGCTTAGTAGGGTTAACAGTGTGGAGTAATCAGAATGGCTAACTATCAGAACATCAGTCTCGAATGGCTCCAGCGCATGTATTTAGATGGGTATATCGCCCTGTGTGATGGCGATCTTCAGGAAGTTTTAAACGTAGTTTTTGAGTAATCGACACTTATTTTGATTTGAAACGGGCCGCTCCGGTACTAACCGGTGTGTTTTGAGGAAGGCGAACGGCAAGTAACCCCTCCTGTCACGGCAGTAAACGCGGTTTAGCCTCGTATCCCGCGCAAAGAATGCCCCGTGAGGCTTAAAAGGCCGACTGATCCACGTTACGGATCACACAACAGGTAAGAGCACTTCCGGTAACTCCGAAAGCTGTCAGTTATCGTCCCGACCATAAAACCAGTAAAGGCAGAAGTGCTGGGGAGAATCGGTACGAAGTGCTCTTACCGTTGTGGTGAATGCGCAGGCTGATGCGCAGAAAACACGTGGGTGTGCGGTCATGGTAGCCGTTTGTTTGAGTGAGAGTCTCAAAGGCTTTTCGGTTCGAAAGCGACATCGACCACGGTAAAGCCGAATGCCGGAATATCGCAGTACCGGCCACCACAACATTGTTCCATTGCTGTTGCTGTGTTTTTAGCGGCTGTGCCAGTTCTCAATCAACCAACACCAGGGGAGAGTGAGGATAATGTTCTGACAGGCCAGCCGCTCTTTTTACACACAGAGAAGTGCTCCGGACGGGTTATCCCTTTAAACCCGTACAGTATAAAGAAGCCCCCGAGCCGGTGCACTTCTCTGTGTGTGGAGAAAATATGCGGCGCATGCCGCTTCATTGTGAGGTCTCAAAATGAATGAGCGTCAAACTAATGTAGCAAACTTTATTAGCGATCTGGATGGCGGTGTATTTGAACAAAAATACGGTGCTATTTTAAGTGATGTCGCACTTAGTGTTAATAACACCAGTAAAAAAGGCAAAGTCATCATTGAAATGGAATTTTCCGCGCTAGATGAAAACCGAGTCACCATTTCTCATAAGCTGAAATTTACTGCGCCAACAATGCGTGGTAACCGGTCAGAAGAAAATACAACGACTACGCCAATGTATGTTAATAAAGGCGGTCGAATCACTTTATTCAAAGAAGACCAAGGTCAGTTATTCACAGCTAAAGGTGAAACAGACGGTAAATTAAAAACCGTTAATTAATCACTCACTCTTTCCGAAACCTATTTTTATATTCCAATGGAGTTAATATGTCTCAATTAGATGGTTCAGCAATCGCGCAAATTAAAGATTTAACGTTGTCCGCTTCATTTATTAAAGACTTAGGGTCGACCGATTGTCCGGTATCTGTTTTACCAGAGAATGTAGGCGTGGAAAGTCTGGAGCGTTTCTATGAAAACCGCTACCGTTTCCGTGGCAAAATGGAAACCACCAGTATCGACGATTTCGTGAAATATTCGTCTGAATACTCTGGCCCTGGTGTTCGCTGCTTCATTGATGCCGACATCATGCAGGCGGTAAGTATTTTCAACCTTGGCACCCTTGTTTCACCTGGTCATGCTGACAACACCGGCGTTATCGTTTTAAAGAAAACAGCCCCATTCACTGGGTTGTTAAACATCAATGAGCGTAAGCAGAGCCAAAAAGAACTTGCTGAATGGTTGGAAGATAACCGTGAGTTCCTGACTGCCTTTGACGCAGACGGGGAAGTAATGAACGAAGCGCAGGCGGTAAATGGCGTTCGACGCATTACTATTGAATCGCTCTCTTCTTCTGATCATGAAGAGAATGATTTCAGCGGCAGTCGCTCACTAATGGAAAGCGTAGAGGCTAAGAGCAAAGACGTTATGCCAGCAGCCTTTGAATTTAAATGCGTACCATATGAAGGCTTGGGTGAGCGCCACTTCAAATTGCGTTACAGCATTATTACCAGCGACAAGCCGATATTAGTATTGCGGATCGTACAGTTGGAAGCTGTAGAAGAACAAATTGCGGCGGAATTCCGTGATCTGCTTACCGATAAATTTAAAGATGTCGAAGTTGAAACGTTTATCGGTAAATTTAAAGCGTAATTAATTAAACCTTAATTTATTAGTATCACTTCAAATATCCCAGCAATGGGGTATTTGGCGGGGTATTACCTAAAAACCGTGTGGAGTATATTTATGACTTGTATTACTACTTATTCAGGGCTGACGTTCGATTATTTGAAACCAGTCACCAGCAGTATTTGCGATAAAGATATTATTCAGGGTTTATCCAATGACTGCCGTTTCGCTGGGCAATTACCCGTATTCTATTCTGTGGCCCAACACTGCTGGTTAATGAGCCAGATTGTGCCTGAAGAGTTCGCTCTTGAAGCTCTGCTGCATGATGCAAGCGAAGCGTATTGCAGAGATATCCCCTCCCCCCTTAAACGTCTGCTGCCCGATTACAAAGTTATTGAGCATCGGATTGATATGGCTATCCGTGAAAAATTTGGGCTTCCTGCCGAAATGTCCCCAGTCGTTCATTACTGCGATCTGATTATGCTGGCCACCGAACGCCAAGAGCTGGATATCGATGACGGTAAGGAATGGCCGATGCTTGAAGGTATCCCCCTGGCTGACATTGCAATAGTACCAATGACGCCAAGCCAGATCCGTGTCGTATTCGCGGCACGACTCAATGAGCTAACTGCAGCCACTCAATCATGATGTACGGCCTGTTTTTACTCGTCTGCTACACATTCCAGCCGTGCCAGTACGAGCCTCAGGGCTACGTATACCCAGATGATAAGAACTGTATAGCCGACATTCAGCAGCAAGGTCTACCACCAGAATATGAATGCCTGCCAGTTGATGGCGTTCTCTATGCGAGGAAGCAGTAATGAAACCAGATAACGATATCTGCAAATGTGCGTGCGGCTATACATGGAAACGCGGCTTTAGTGGTCATCATTATTGTGAACCACAGTACCAGGCATCCATTGCCAGCCTTGAAGCTGAACGCGATGCAGCACTAAACACCTGCACTCTCATTGCCGAGGCTTTGGGTATTAAAGGCGCTGTTGCGGGTGACACCATTGCCAAAGTGCATCAGTTGGTTGGCGAGAATGCGGTGCTTACTGATAAAGCCGCCAGTGAGTTATCTAACGCTTGGTTGCTGCATCGCACCGTGATGGGTACACAAGCGGCTCTCTTCTGCATTACTCAAGGTAATTTAAGTCAAGCAAGGGAATGGCTTGAGGGTACTACTGACGAGGCTCAGTTGGAAATTCCAGACGGAATGGAGGTGAATGGATTACAAGGCTGGTTTGATGAAAACATGGCTGGTCATATAACACACGCCAAAGCAGTAGAAATAATCAAATCGGAAACCCCAGCCACCACTCAGGCGATTAGCGAGATAAAGACGCAAAGCAGAATTGAGTCCACTTACTTTACAGCTAATCGTCTATTGGCTGCGTTTGAGCATGGCTTCATTGATAAACCAGAGAAAGAAGTAGCAGACATGGCCCTTATGATTCTGGAATCGGCTAAATACATGCCAAGTGCTCAACCAGAAGAGTTTACCAAGACCTACAGCGATCAAGTTCTCGCCAGTATCGCCGCCAGCCTGCGCGAAGGGAGGAAGGGATGAGCAACTCACCTAAATACCTGCATGCACCCGAAATCACTGACGAAGTTATCGCTGAAGCATTCGAAGGTACCAATTTCGGGCGCACAGACTTTCGTCACTTCCTTGGCCATAGCGTGCTGAAACGCGCTTGTGACTGGCACTGCGGCTACACCATCACAGTCATCATGGTGAATCTTAAGTTAATAACCCCAAAAACTCTAAAGGTGACAAAGTTAGGAAAAATGTTCATTACCGACTGTTACTACGACGCTGGTAAGACTGTTAAACATGGCGAAATGGAGGTGCTGCAATGAATAACATCGAAAAAATCATTAGGCGTCTCAAAACTAGGGTGGCATTAGCTGAATTGATCGGCCCCGACGAAATGATAGTCTCAGCTTCTGATTTGAGTGCACTGATAGCCCAACTGGAAGCGGCACAGAAAGAGCGTGATGATTTGAAAGAGCTTAACTGCCATTTTGATTTATCCATTCGGAAAACAGAAGGAGTTAACGAGGTTTTACGTTCCAAACTGGAAGCCGCAGAGCGGGCACTGATCAAGCCGTTGCCAATCGGTGAGCTTGTTCATCGGCTGGAAGGCCAGACCTATGAAAAATGGTTCAGTGAGTCAGATGTAAAAGACTTACTCGAACGCGCACAAAAAGCAGAAGCAGCGTTATCAGCGGCAAACGAGAAGCTTACTAAGCCTGTTGTACTGCCAGCCGGTTACTCAGTTCGTGCCGGGCATCCAATTAACGAAGGTGAGCGAAATGTCATGATACCTAAAGAGGGCGGCCGCTGGCTTTCCCGTTTAGATGTTGAACATGCAATTCGCGTAGCTGGTTTCACAGTCAAGGAGGGTGCCACCCCCATCGTTATCGTCCCTGCGCCCGATGGAGTGATAATGCGCCCTCAGTCTGAGAATCCGCTAGAACGCTGCGCCGCTGGACGTGATGGCGAGTGTCACCATAAGGGCTGTCCTCAACTGAGAGACAACGAGCCAATGGCTACAGGACGTCATTGTCCTATCGATAACTGGGATGATGAGTGATGCAGAAATTCAAATGCCGTCGCTGCCGGAAAACTCACGCTAAAGATCAACTGGTAGGGAAGCGAAATAAAAGCGGTTGGACTGATAATTGCTGCCCCAACTGTGGCTGCAAAACATTCACTTTGGTAGGGGGGAATGCAGATGCTGAGTAAAGAGCCAGTACGAATTCGTCACGATTGGAATGTTGCAGTCGTGGGCTATTGTGATTTTTGTAGCCATTCGAAAATGACCGTTCCGCACGCTGATGGCGGGCGTATTTGTGCTTCATGTTGTGATTCTGAGTTTTTATCAAGTTGGCAGAACTACGCGAGAAGTCTTGCTACTGAGGTGCTATCACTGCGTGAGCAACTTGCAGAGCGGCGGGAACCAGTGGTGCCGCCGACTATCAAGATTTCGGAAGTGGTTGCAGCAGTTTCACTTGAACAAAATAGAAAATGGAATGGTCGAGTTGGCTATATGGCTGGCTGGAATGCCTGCCGTGACGCCATGTTATTCACAGCAGATAAGCCAGCTGATATCAGCAATAAAGTCGATATCACATGCTATTCATGCCGTCGCTTCATTACCTTTCAGCAGCATGCTGAGGCTGATGGGTTCTGCCCTTACTGCGGCGTAGAAATTGAACTGGATGGTATTACTGCTGAACCGGTGCAGTTTGATCCACCAGCAGCGAAATGATTTTAGTCACGGCCTGTGTGCGGCGGGCCTTTAAATAAACAGTGTGGGGTAATCATCATGTTTAAAAGCGGAAAATTGATGAAAGCAAGCGCATGGGGCCAGCGTGAGTTCGAGGCGGGATCGGTACCTGATAATCGAACTATTAAGCGTTGGATTGAAATCGGTAAATTGAAAGGAAAAGTTATTGATGGGAGTATTTGGGTTAATTCCTCGGAGCGTTGGGGTGTTGAATCAGCAGTCTCATCTTATGTTAATCAATTAATACAAGAGGCATAATTCATGGCTGCCCGACCGCGCAAAAAAGAATATAGGCACCTTCCTGATCATCTCTATTTCGATAAAGATAAAGGTGCTTATAGATTCACTTTGGTTACTGGTAAAAAGAAAGATGTCGGTAGTGACCGAGGAATTGCTATTGCTATTGCGCGAGAATATAACAACTTAATGCGCCCGGAGTCGGTAGTTTCCGTGGCGTCTTTAATTCGTGAATCTGGTGGTAATAACGGTGAAGCGAAGCCATTTTCTGAGCATGTTGATAAGATATTGGCCCGGGCAATAGTTGATGAAAAACCAGCAGCAGCGACAAAAGCCGACTGGGAAAGCGATAAGGTTCGAGTTAAAGAATACTTTTCCAATATTCCCACCTGCGATATAGATCTTGAGCATGTAAATGGATTCATTCAGCACTACCATGCGGACGCATCAGCGAATGTCCAAAACCGTAAAGCTAGCTTCCTAAAAAAACTATTCAGCTATGCGGTCGATGAATCACTGATGATGGATAACCCAGCAGCCCGTAAAAAAATGCGGCGTACCAGTGGTAAAATAAGGCGCCGGCTATCAATTGAAGATTTTATTAAGATCCGTAATGCCGCTGATCGATGGCTAAGAACGGCAATGGATTTAGCCATTCAAACAGCCCAGGCGCGACTAGAGGTTTCACGCATTCGTTACAATATAAGCCAGCCAAAAGAAGGTGTTTGCGGCTGCCAAATGTATGACGAGCCGGTAAACGGCATTCATGGGATGCTTTATATTCATCGCCAAAAGGTCCAGCACAAGGAAGCCTCTCATGTGGCCATACCCATTGGAAATGCGCTTAAATCAATTATTGATAATAGCCGCGATAACATAGCTAGCCCGTATATTGTCCATCGCTTACCGCTTAAGCGCAGTAATCCCACCAGCAAAGAAGTGCGTCACCCAACTCAGGTGGCTCCTGATTATCTAAGTCGGGCATTTTCTACTTTACGCGATCAAGTTGGTGTTGGTGCTAACCTACCGATGGAACAGCGCCCAACATTTCATGAAATCCGAGCGCTGGCTGCTCACTTATTTAAAATGCAGGGAATGGACCCACAAGCTCGCATGGCCCACAGTGATGCTAAATCAACACAGATCTACACTGAGAACCATGTGGAGTGGGTCAAGGTACCGCACGGTGAAATTGCGGTTTAATGAAGGGAATAACTCGACTTAAGCCGTTGATGTATATAGGGCCAGAAATGCAAATTCTGCACTGTTTGTTTAAACAGTGGAATCGAATGAAATGCAGTGTTTATGCGGGTTTGAAGGTGTTAAGGCGGGTGACATGGGGTGTCGGGGGTCGGAGGTTCAAATCCTCTCATGCCGACCAAAATACCTTAAGAAAACCAATCCGTTAGGGTTGGTTTTTTTGTTTGTGGGGAGCAGATCATGCATTATCGATGGCCCCCATGAAGTATCATCGATAATGCTCAGTTAGCCGCTAAGTCCGCTTTTTGAACTATTAGAAAAAAGTTACAATAATATCCCACCAGAATATGTTAGTGAGTAAACCTCACAACCATCAATCTTAATCAATTCATCACCATGAAATCGTTTTATATCACCATAATAGTTATTTACGTATGTCATACCACCTTCAACTAAAAGCGGGGAACCACGAAAAGGGGCATCGGTAGGGATCGTTCTAAGTGCTTTTCTAAGAAAACTATAAATACGTTTTACATCCTCATTAGAGGTGTCTGCTTTTACTCCACCGGAATAGCTCATTGACCATAAAGGAGCGTGATTTTCATAAATAGCCTCCAGCCCAACGAAATAGTTCATACCAAAATAGATATCACGATAACTTATCTCGTTTTCTGAAAACTCGAGTTGTTTAGAACCCATTAAGGCCGGTGTTACCGAAGCTAAATCCGCTTGTCCAGCATAAGTCGCTAACTTTGCTTTAACTAAAAAATCTGCAAGCCTACCGCTATCCCTTTTCATCTAAGTGCTCCACGATAACCAAGTGAAATAACCAAGTGAAATAACCAGACAACAAAAGACTACACGCACTACCTGCCAGAAGACAGGATAGTGCGACTCATACATAGTTTTAATCGATAATGACTCGGCCATTAAGTGGCTGTACAGGGCGATTATTCGTATGATGAACTACAGAGCGGAATTGATTAATTTGTTCAGCAGAAGCGCTCACAGGCTGCTCAAGCACCATCCAACTGACACCTTCAGAACAAGGTGGTGTGGTCAGTGAACCACTAAACCGATAAAAATTAAATTGTTTAGGTAACAATGCTTTAATATCAATAGGCTTATTTAATATTGCCATTTGATCAATGGCCGTTGGCATTTGCTGCCATGCCTGTGACAGTTGCGGATTGGCTTGCCCCTCTTGGAACATGAGTGCGAGCACCGCCAGTGCCCCATCTTTATCTTTATAAACAAAATGGGCTTCTAACGGGAACTGTTTGCCATCAATCTCGTTTTCACTTGGCGCATGGAAATGGAATTGTTGCAATGTGAAAGTATCACCGTCCAATTTCAAGGTATTGCCCGCACTGACATTAACTTGAATCGTATGGCCGTTATTCACGATTTGCTGTTTACCTGGTTGGAACGTCAACTCCAGTTGGTCGTGATGGGTTTTCAATGCACCATGAATATTAATTGGCGACTGATTTTTACCTGTTTCGCACAGAGAGAAATCCGGTGAGAGCTTTCCCCAATGTGCAGGATCTTCCTGACCTTCATATCCCCAATGTGCATGTTCCGACGCACAGACTGAAAAACTAGCGGCCAACAGCGCTGCAACTAATAACTGCCCTTTCATTTCTAATCCTTTTTACACAAAAAAACTGAATTAACCCTGGCGAATATCCCCATGCAAAGCATGATGTTATCGCTTAGGGTAAGAGAGTAACCCAGCTTTTTTTAAGGATATGTCAGCTATATCCTACAGACACGATAAATAAAAATTAACAGATTGATTTTAAACATATTTTTCATTAATACGAAATGTAACAAACTGCGTTTATTACGCCTGAGGTGAGGGATAAAATTGGGCAAGGGGAAATTAATGGAAAGGCCAAAATTATAATCAGCCTTTCCAACATTACGGGATTATCGCGGGTTTAGAGCACTTCACCATTGCTGGCAATCACTTGCTTATACCAGTCAAAACTTAATTTGCGTGAACGCGCCATAGTGCCAGTACCATCATCATTTTTATCCACGTAGATAAAGCCATAACGTTTGCTATATTCACCCGTAGTGAATGATACACAATCAATACAGCCCCATGGGGTATAGCCCATTAAATCAACACCATCTTCAAATACCGCTTTTTTCATTTGCTCAATGTGGGCTTTGAGATAAGCAATGCGGTAATCATCGTGGACCATACCGTCGGCAGCCACTTTGTCGATCGCGCCAAAACCATTTTCAACAATAAACAACGGCTTTTGGTAACGCTCGTACAATACACTCAGCGAATAACGTAAGCCGACAGGGTCAATCTGCCATCCCCAGTCTGACGCTTTAACGTGTGGATTTGGCACGCTGCCTTCAAAGCCGGAAAGTGAATGACCGCTGCCAGGGTTAGTGGCAGAAACGGCATTACTCATGTAATAACTCAGCCCCATATAATCAGCACAGCCATCACGCAGAGTATCAAGATCACCCTCTTCCATTTTGATGGTGAATCCGCGACGTTCCCACTCATTTAGAATATAGGAAGGGTAGTAACCGCGCATATGAACGTCACCAAACAGATAACGCTCACGCATAGCTTCTACTGAATACATCATGTCATCAGGATGACAGGAGAACGGATACAGCGGCACCATCGCCACCATACAACCAATTTTGAACTCAGGATTAATGGCATGACCAAGCTTGACGACCTTGGCACTGGCAACAAACTGATGATGCAGCACTTGGTACAGCGTTTCCTCTGGATTTTCTTGCTCGGTAAACACCACGCCCGAACAGCAATAACCAAATAGCGGATACTTCCAGTTGCGCTGATTATTGATCTCGTTAAAGGTCATCCAGTATTTAACTTTGCTTTTATAACGCGCCATCACCACTTCACTGAACTTCACGAAGAAATCGACCACCTGACGGTTTTTCCAACCACCGTATTCTTTCACCAGATGCCAGGGCATTTCGAAGTGAGATAAAGTAATGACCGGCTCGATACCGTATTTCAGTAACTCATCAAACATATCATCGTAAAATTGTAACCCGGCTTCATTGGGTTGCTGCTCATCGCCGTTCGGGAAGATACGCGTCCAGGCAATAGAAGTACGGAAGCATTTGAAGCCCATCTCAGCAAACAGCGCAATGTCTTGTTTGTAATGGCCATAAAAATCAACGGCTTCATGGTTAGGATAACGGTAGCCGTCCTGTACACCATCAGTCATCACCCGGTCAACGCCATGCGCGCCACCCGACAATACATCAGCGATACTCACACCTTTGCCGCCTTTATCCCAGCCGCCTTCAACCTGATGGGCTGCAACAGCACCACCCCATAAGAAATCTTTCGGTAATTGTTTGTAGCTCATTATTTTCTCCCTTAATACTATGGGCAACTGTGCGCCCTTAAAATGAAAATCAATAACGGACTAACCGCCTCAACGGTTAAGCGGTTAGCCCCGATTCATTTGCGCCTGAGCAAGCGGCGCGCCAGATGCTTTAGCACTGTTTTGCTGTTGCACACTTTCAGGTTCATCAGTAAACCCAACCAACCAAGTGAAAAGTGTACCCAACACGAACGCTACTGTGATCGACAGCAAGAAACCAAGGAACTGCGCCATATGGCCCTCTTTGAAAAAGACCGGTAATACCGCAATACCCGGTAAGCAGTAACTCCATGACACCGCATTAGACGCCCCTGCGATAGCACCACCGATTCCGCCCGCAGCACAACTGCATAAGAACGGTTTTTTTAGACGTAATGCCACACCATAAATTGCCGGTTCGGTAATACCGAACAATGCAGTGATACCTGCCGACAGTGAAATACCCTTCATCTCACTATTGCGGGTTTTTAAGTAAACGCCAAACATGGTGCCCGCCATGGCAAAGACGGCGGAAGCTTGCAGACCAGTAAAGGTGTCATAACCCAGCGTCGCGTAGTTACCAACGGTAACTGGCGTGATCCCCCAATGCACACCCAGTGTAACCAGCGGTTGCCAGAAAGCGCCGACCATAAACCCAGCCACTGCCGGGCTAAGGTTATAAAGCGTGTTATAAACACCACCAATCGCACCGCCGATCAGATTACCCACCGGGCCGAACACCAATAACGTGAGTGGCACCATGATGGCAATACAGAACATTGGGGTGAATAGATTGCGCACCACCATTGGCAGGATCCGCTCAAAGAAGCGCTGCACGTAAGACATGGCCCATACCATCAAAATGATCGGAATAACCGAGGCGGTATAACTCAGGTATTGCACTGGAATACCGAAGAAATCCAAGGTTGGCGATGATAAGGGAATACCCGCAATAGTGTTTAAAATATGGGCAACTTGCGGATTATTCAGTGCTTCTTGCATTAGCTGCTGAACGGCTGGATCGGCCGAATTCAGCGTAGTAATTTTATTGGCCGTCAGCATATTCATATAATCAGGGCTGATCAGTGCACAGGCGGTAATGACCGCGGTGAAAGGATTAACATTGAATTTCTTGGCCGCGGTAAAGGCCACCAGCACGGGCAGGAAGGTAAAACCAGTCCAGGAAACAAAATTCAGAATTCGGTAGGTGCCACTCGCCGCATCCATCCAGCCAATCGCGGCAAGAAATGAAATAATCCCTTGTAAAATACCGCAGGCGGCTAACGGATAAAGGAATGGAGCGAAAATGCTGGAGATAATATCCATCAAACGGCTGACAATACCGACCTTGGGTGCGACAACCGGGGTACTTTCATCGATATTAATCAAGCTGATGACATGTTTATAAGCATCACCGACATGATTACCGATCACCACTTGCATTTGCCCACCCGCTTCAATAACGGTGATGACACCTTTAACACGATTTAAGCGTTCTTTATCGACAATTTTATTGTCTTTCAATATAAACCGTAAGCGGGTCGCACAATGTGTGACATTAATCACATTACCATCACCACCAATATATTGGATAATTTCCTGAGCGGTCAGTACGTAATCTATTGCCATTATTAATCTCCTGTCGCGGGTACTGAGCCTAAGATAACCAGAACGTCATTGGCTTATTATTAATATTCGTAGCCGATTGAGATTAGATTCTAGCAAAAAGAAAAGCGAAGTCACGATATAACAAAAACCGTGAATTGGAATATGTCACACTCAAAAAACACGGTGTTTTATGGTGCTTTCTTATTAATTAGTTGCGGGAGTTTTTTGCCAATGGTTTCTATTATATATAATACAGGGATTTGAGTGGTAATATTATAATTCCCTTCCAATACAATAGGGGGCATATGATAGGAGATATTAAGGTCAGCCATTTTGGCAAGTGTTGAATTATCACTATTTGTTAGACTAATTATTTTGCAGTTATGTAAGCTGAACTGATTGGCAATTCGAATAATCTCTTCCGTCTCGCCCGATACGGAGAACATGATGGCAATGGCATCCTGATACATATCGCTGTTAATAGGATAGTAAGGATCGTCAATATAAGTACTGAACTTACCGATATTCGAGAAGAAACGCGCGCTGTATTTCCCTAATGCCCCAGATGTTCCTATACCCACAAAGATAATTCGGGGCGTGGCGGCTATTTGCGCTGCAACCGTATCCAATAAATCATCAAACTCGCTATTATTAATACTTTTAAAATAGCTAATTATCTCACTAATACCAAAACTAACCGGTGGTTTTTCGTCATGCTCTACATATAATTTAAACCGCACCCGGAATTCAGAATAGCCATCACAATTCATTTTTTTGCAGAATCGTAAAACCGTGGTGGTAGAAACACCCGCTGCATCAGCCAGTTCTCTGATGGTCATATACATCACTTTGTCAGTATTTTTTATGATGTAATTATAAACGATCAATTCCAGTTCGTTCAGCGCTGATATTTCTTTATATGTAAACATACTGATACCTAGATTCCCGTAAGCCACCTGTAACCAAGGCACTTATGCAACGCAATGGCCCAAGATAGCGAATTTAACATGAAATCAAGCGACGAACGAGGCAGTTATTGCTGGTTGGTTGATTCTTTTATTGAACCGATGCTTGCTGTTGTAATTGCAAGATAGCTTCCTTGCTCAACATCTGCTTGGCTTGTGCCATAACCTCGGTCAGCACTGGTCAATATAAGTACGCCGTCTGATATAACCAGGCCAACACCTCCGCAATGAAGCAAAAAAGACCGGGCAGTTAAGCCCGGTTTGGTATTAAGCAGGAACCATAGGCCACTCAATATCAGGCGTTTTTGATGTATCGACGCGCATCAGTAGAACCCGATATTTCTTCCACTCCACCAGTTTAGTCGCTTCGTCACCTTCCGCGTAATTCCCATCAACAGCATCTTGTCGCCAGTCAATCGCTGAATCAGCACCTACCTTCAACTGATTTTTTTTAGTATCGGCGCTAGCGACTAATTCCTCATGAGTAAGTGGGGGTAAATCCACCCACGCAGGCCGCCCAGTAGCAACACCCAATGTTTTTCCTGCGGGGGGGGCCTGTCGCCAGTAGGTTGCTAATTCTTCATCAGTGACGATAACAAGATTATCTGAAATTTCAGTAGGGTAACTTCCATCCTCTGCCATATGACCAGGAATAAACGTTATTAATGACGGACTAAATAAAGCTTTCATATCAGTATCCTATTGCTATGTAGAAGATAGAAACAGATTGATCTATCCGCGTATTTTGTACACTACCCGTGATATTAGGTATCGGGCCGGAAGTTCGGGGAATACCTGATAAATTGGCACCGCTTGATAGCGGCGTAGATGTTGCACTGGTGGCCACCGTCCCACCTAAGATGGTACTAGGAAATGGAATGGGTAAAACCCACGTCCAGGTAGACACGCCAGAGACATTTGGAAGTAAATTGGTTATTAAGCCCCACTGAATAATTAACCCACTAGGGACATCAGGAATTCTAATATAGTCATTTGCAGTAAAAGTCCGCTTACCAAAAATACTCATTAGCCCAACCAGTGAAACCAGTTTATCCGCAGTTCCCACCTGCATTTCGGGATTAGACGCGATCCCCTTCTTCGCCGCATCCCCCAAACCAAGGTTTACGAGAGTCTCAGCGACAGCGGCGGGACCGGCATTTTTAATTTCTTTAAGATGATTGGCAGCCTGAAGGAAATGACTCCCCTCAATTTCATTGCTGATCAGTTTTGAAATGGCTGCCGCTACTTGATTAAACTGAGCGCTGTCGGCATCAATCTCCGCAGCAGAAAGGACACTCATTAATTCCCGCTGTAAGGTGTTAAACCATTCAGCCGGTAATATCGTTGGGGGAACGCCGCCGGCGACATTGCCGTCGGTAAATTCGCCATTATTGTCAGCGCGTGAATTAGGAATATCTCCAATTTTTTGCATAGTAATACCTCACCAATTAAGGCGTTTTAAATTAATAGAAATTGATTAGTTAGCTAACGTAGCCAAACTTCAGAATGCTATGGGACGGATTTAACAACGCAAACCGGCATTCAAGTTGTTTATTGCCCCATGAACGCAACGGATCACTGCAATAGGTTAAGCCACATTGGGCATAATGAAGCGTAGTTTCGGGTGCGGTAATCAACCAAGTGAATGGCCACTCTTCACCGTTCAATGCATCACGGCATACCGACATACCTGCGCATGCTTGCCGGTATTGGGTGATAGCAATGGAGTAACCCAATGCCTTGGCTACGCGGATAAAATAGGCCGCAGACTGACCGCCGATGCCAAACAATTTCGACACCACTGCTCGCTGGCGCTGGATCATGCTGTCTACTTCACCAATGGCACATAGATCCGGCAGCCCCACAGTGGCTTCCCACTCAGGTAACATGGCCGTCGCCGTGGCCGGGAATGCCGCAGACAACAAATCTTGCGCATCTTCATCGCTACGCTGATACGCATTCGCCAGCGCCCGCAAGACATCAGTCTGCACACCGTCCGGTTGCCGTGGCCAGACTAACCCCATCGGCATTAATGCTTGCAAAGCGGTGGTATATTCACTGACAGAGTAGCGACTCATAGGTAGCTCACTGTACCCCTAATGGGGAGTTTGCCAGTTTGTAACTCAATATTGGCCGCCGGAGATTGCATAATAAAGCCTCCCGTTCCCGGGATCTCACCAATTGCCAGTAATAGTGATGACCACAAAATTTTGCCACCGGGTTCACCTTCGCTGAAAAACACCTCATCGATGGCGGCATTGATGGCGGTCGTGGTAGCACTGTCGGCATGCGATATCCCACTAATAATAAAATCAATGGGTTGTGCAACTGGCGCACAAACATAGACCAGCGCGATGATCGGTTGTTGCGCATATATCTGGTTTGCCACCCGCCCTTGATCGCCCGTTGCGGTGACCGCCCCCCACTGTTCTAAGGATGAAATACCGTCGCTACCTTGCGGAAAACCGCCGTGGTCGTTGTCATCGCACATGATATAAACCCCGACAGTCCCTGCCCCCATCAGCCGCCGTTTTACCCAACAACGGGTCACTCCCGGAACACTTAATGCCCAAGATTGATAGTCGGTATCATTACCACCTTGCGGGATATTCTGGTAAGCCAATAGCATACGGGAACGAAATGCATCCTCAGATTCAATATCCGCACCGCCGGAAATTTTACTCAGTGCCGTGGCGGTGGCCTGAACACCATCAATAGCAATATCTAGTGTCAACAGGGTGCCTGCCGCACTGTTCCCCCGGCTACCGCCGCCAGTTGCATCATCCAATGGACTGGGTAACATGGCAGTAATAGCCCCCAAAACGTGGCCATCTGGGGTAATCTTCACTTCGTTATCAAGCCGATACTGATAGCCGTCGGCCCGATTAAGCAAGCGCCCGGCAGGGATAGTTCGTCCGGCTATCCCACTGAAGCGAACGTCAGTCGCAGTAGCCGGATTTGCTGCTTTACGGAACACATCTTTCAATGCTGCCCAAGCCGCAAGGTACTCGTCGGTAGCATGGTATGGCGTGGCTTGCTGGGCGATATAATCCAGATAGCCGTAGTGCAGATGTGCCATCCCTGCATCTGCGTCACTGATAACGCCAATATTGGAGAAGCGCAGTAAGTTGCCGCCGGTTTTCAGTTCCGATTGAATATAAGACTGATTGCGTTGTCGCAATTCACTTAATGTGGGTCGATTAAATGGCATGAATTACTCCTCCCATACCCATGAAAATTTCACTGAAGATTGGGTTTTACCCGGTTGTTGGTAAGCAATAATCAACAGCAATGTATTGGGGTAAATTATTTGTGCCCGGGTGTTTATGGCCGTCACAACACTATCCTCGGTCAGCCACGCCAATGCTTCTGCCGCGTAGTCCTCAGCTTTGATCGCAACCTGAGTGGTAAGTTTTTCCCGCCGCAATAACCACAACCGCGAACCAATAGCTGATAGCGCCCCGCTGTCCCCCCACCAGCCTCGGCGATCATCGCCATCAATAGCATCATCAATTCGCGCCAAGCGGTCAGTAAACAAGCTCAATAAAATGGCGGTATGCAAATCATCGCCATCCAACACTCCCCCGTGACCTGTCTGCCAATCCCCCAATGAGGCATCAACATCCCAAACCGTTTTAATATCTGTTGTCATCACACCACCTTAGCGGGCGTTTCACTGGTAAGGGTCGCGCTGCCCGACTGTACATTTTTGAGTTGATGGTTGTGGCTGTTATAGGCGTCACGTAAGGTTTTCAGCGTGATGGCATTATTGTCTGCGTTATCAATAATATCGCCGCTAACCTCAAGCAACGGCGTATTCAGCCGTACTTTTACCGATGCGTTTACCGTCACCGCGGTAGCATTATTGATTGTCACCGGCTGGTTGTTCGCCTCAATGAATACCCCACTTTCCGTCAGTTTGATAAATTGTCCCCACTGGGAATAAATCACTGTTTCCCCGGCGGTGAGTCCTGAATGGCGATAAGCCGGATGGTTGGAGGCGATGATCAGGCCGTTGGATCGGTCCCCTCCCAAAAAACCGATAACCACATCACTGCCAGCTGGCAATCCCGATGAAAAACCAAACTCAGCCAGCCTTGGGGTATCGGAGTGAACTTCCAGTTGGGTCTGATACTGCACGGTTTGTATCCCGTCACTATCGTCAAAGGCACTCACTCGCCCAAGTCCCAACAGCATTTTTATCTGCCGGTACAGGGTCGAAATTTGCCCGGTTAGGTCATTCATAGTTAGCCCCCTATTTCACTTAATGTTGTAAGGCTGGAAGGTGAAGGCAGCAGGTGGCATCAAGGTCATTTTGCTCGTTGTCCCTTTCTCATCTTTGGCATAAACCACTTCCGAGAGTAGCCACAGCTCATCATTAAGCCCAAATGCTGGAATGGTTATTGGAATCAATGTATTAACTTCCCATAACCGGCCATCACGATCGCGCCAACTGTCCACTTGCACTGTCAAGACGTTGGCGCGACCAGAGCGGCGGTTCATTTCCCATTCGATGCAATCTTTCAGCAAATGTGGCGAGTTCACGGTACTTTCGACGATAATGACCCGGTTACGATGGCGGGCCGGAAATTGTTCAGCCAATAGTGTGTCTCGCGTAGTAACTCGCACCGAGGTGTTATCCCCACCCGAGGCCGAATGCCTGGCTGCAGCATTGGAAGAGAGCACCACGCCGGTGTAATCAACAAAGCGTTGATTGATATCGGTATGAATGTTGGCATTGAGAATATTGATGCCCTGCGCCACACCGCTTGCAGCTTTATGCGTTCCAGCGCGGGTCAGATATAAGTTGCCATCCGGCTGGTCGTAATAGAGCAATGCAGCGGAACGCGTGACATGATCAATAACCGCTTGCGCCGTTTCCCCCCAATTCAGGGTGAATTTCGGCACAATGGTCATATCCGTAATATCAGAGGTCACTTTGATGCCGTAAGGTTCGGACAGCTTTTGCGCAATCTGCAACACCGTGGACTGGCTAATTACGCTGTTTGTCCACTCAGCGGAGCAATCCACCAGATCCTGGCACTTACCACGCCCCGAGGCACTGACTTGGTGCGTTGTGGTCGCAATGGCGCAATCCCAACTGTCAATATAGCCGTTTAACACGGCATCATTACCCAACTTAACCACGCAAGGAGCACCAGGGTTAATCCACTGCAGCCCTCCACTGGCGGGATAACGATCCATCAGCGATAACTCAAAGCTACTGGGTAATTTTTCAATACTCCGCGTGACCTGAACTTTGCTCCAACCGGTGATCGCTCTGCCACCTACCTCCAGTGTTAAGTCATCTCTTGGCATCTTATTATTCATAGATTCAATGCCCTAAACCGAATTGGCATAAATGCCGGATGAATCGGATTCGCCATTTTCACCAATGCGTCGCCGCGTAGTGCATCCTGATATAACCGATTCGCCAGCATCAGTGCGGGTAGCGAGCGGTTAAAACTAACCTCGCCGATGCGGGATAAATTCGCTCCTGACTGTTGCAATAGCGCCACAATAGATTCGCGCATTTGCATTAGCGCACGGTAGGTTTCATCATTACCGCGATCGGCGGCGGCCAGTGCTGAGCTATCGATCACCTTACTGACCCTGCCAAGTACAGCGACAGCATCGTCATAACTTTCCGGCTGATATTGTGCCGCCGCAATGACCATCCCTCCGGCGCACAAGGTCACCATTAAATGATGGCTGGCGTCAGCAATTGCGAGGTCACTGCTATTGGCTCGGAAGGCGTCGTCGTGAGCTGCCGCCAGGCTTTCCATCACGCGGATAACATCCAGCGTACTAAAACCGCCATTTAGCAGCGTGTTAACCAGAGTGAGTAACTTGTCGGCATGCCCCTCAACACTGTTAGTCGCAAGCAACTCATTCACGGCAGTACTGATTGCCGCTCGCCCTTCAACGATAACCGCCAACCGTTGCGCCACTAACATGGGTAAGTTAGTAGTATCACTTTGCCGGTTCACGGCTTCTGTCGCGCCCGAACTGCTACCACCGACAGTACCGTGGTTAAAGCGGCCATAGCGGTTTCGGCCAAAGGTTGAGCGCAGCGCGTTACCCAGATTACTGGCCTCATCGGCGGTATTCGATACCATTCGGCTCCAAAATTCCGCTGTATTTTTCAGGGTTTTTATCACCTGAGTGGCGGAGCGCATCTCTCCTTTTACCGTTGAGATAAAACCAGCGACGGCTTTGGCGCTCAGCCCCAGCCAAGAGGAGTGGACCGATGCGCTCATTTCAGCCATACCGGTGATGGCAAAGGCACGTAAGCCGGATTCGATAACCGTTAAGCTGAACGCGAATACCCGCTCGCTACCAACACCTTCATCAATTTCCAGCCCTGTGTCAGCGATGCTGACAGTCATCTCACCCAACGTTGGGTGAACCAATGTCCCTGGTCCTGCCATTTCACAAGCTGCGATCAATGAATCGCGCTGAGTCATTACATCAGGAGCGGCGTAGATCTGGCTGTTTTGTACCAAAAATCCAGTCAAAACAATGTTCCGCGTACTGCGCCCCATATCCTCGATATAGCTGGTATCGCGATAAGGGTAAGTGTGCACTGCCTGGCGACGACCAAAACGGCCCTTGCTATTCAGGACCACGAAGGGCACGCCCCGAAAGGAGGCCTGATGGAGGTGTTCCGACCATTGCCAACTGTCGTCGCTTTCTCCCAAGAGCGCTGATAGTGCGTTATTGATAAGTGACATTTCATTCTCCTGTCCGATAGTAGACGTTAGGAAAAAAAAAACCCGCCGGAGCGGGTTATATCGATATGCTAATTGGTTAATTTTTACGGATACTCATAGGGAATTACATCTGCATGGCGTGAGCTATTCTGCTGCCTCCCTGAGCTGGGATCACTAAGCTTTCACCGCTTCGACTGTCGATTAACGTCAATTCAATCTGCACCCGATTATTCTGCATTGCGGTAGCGATAACATCAGCAATAGCATTAGCGTTAACGCCCCCCGCTGAGTCAGTGTAAATAGGTGATTCAGTTGTAGGGATGCTGCCTATATTATTATCTGGTGCAAGAGAAGACGAGGGGCTAAGGGAATAGGGATCTTCAGCACCGAATTCAGTTATGCGGTTGTTGCTCCAGGTGTTCTGCATTTGTGTTTGAGTTTCAACTTCAGCCCCAGATCCCAGATTAAAAAGATCGGTTAATGGAGTAGACTCAATTTTAATTGGCCTAAGCCCAGAAATAACCCCCGCATTTTCAGTCTGAAAATTTATTTTCTCTGTATCATTGGGCTTAATATGATCCTGATATTTCTTACGAAATCCATCAGTCATAAAACCACTATTAAGCATGGTTATTTCATACCAATTAAGCTGTTTTTTAAAATCTGCATTATTATATGCCCATCGCATTTTCGCCGAGTCATTACCATTGATTATCCCTAAAGTACGCATTATGGAAAAATTATCTGGACCATAAGTTAGCGTGTCAGTTACACCACCAATGCCATCAGCCACAGAGCCATCAGAGACAAGAATTTCGTATCCGATGTTAGATAGCTTATCTTTCAAACCATCCCAAGCAGCACTTAACTCATCGGTGTTCTGGTCTAACTCTGTCAATTGTTTATTAAGCTCAGGATCAATGGTTAAGCCAAATAGAGTCGATTTAGCCAGCAAATCTTTTAGTTGCGCCCCCTCTCGCAGCAACTCAATAGTATTACCGTCTATTTTCAGAGCATTCGTCAGTTTACTTTGTGCCTTGGGTGCCATTTGTGGAAAATCCTCGGCAATTTTAGCTATTGTTGCAGTAGCATCCACAGTGCCATTTTCATTACTGATAATGTCAAACCCATACTCATGTAACTGTGCCAACCCCTGATCATTATCGCCCCATAACATATTATTCAAATTGCTGTAAAGTTGCTCAGTTGATTTTATCGCAGCCATTTGTTCAACACCTCGAATACGCATAGCGCCACTTATTTGACTAAATTGATCAATAGGTGCGTTAACGTTCCTCGCTGCGGTATTTATTTTATGGGCCTCATCAGCACCGTTATTAAGCCATTTCACTCCCGCAGTTCCAACAGCAATAATTGCGTTTCCACCACCAACTAATTTATAGTTACTGAATATTTGAGGCGGTATTTTAGATAATGGAGAAATTGTATTCATATTGTATCTATTAGCCATTTTTGCCAGCCTTAATTTTATTAATCCGCCCGGCCTGCTGGCACCACCACATTAAGCTACTGTAGGTCAGGGACCAGGCATCGCCCGGCCCCCAGCTATAATAGTAAGTGACGTCAGCGATTATTTCGCGCCATCGCCCCCTGTTGGGGAGTAGGCTAAAAAACCCATCATATAAACCTCACAGGCTTTATAGTCGGTAAAAGCCATTTTCTTGATAGCCTCACGCGGCACCCCTGAGACCAAGGCAATCAGCAATCCCATACCGCTGAGCGAACCCGATTTGGTTTGTTCATCGTAGAATTGCTGTACTTGCAACAGTGTCGGTTCACTAAGTTCGACCACCTCGTAGGTGGTCTTAGTTGCGTCGTGTTGAATGGCTTTCACCAGTGAAATAGTTTTACTGCGCTCCAATACAGTCATATCAATTCTCCGTCACCGAACCGCCTTCCCAGCTCACATCAACCGTGCCTTCAGTGCTGTCAACCACCAACGTGCTCACCGACCACATACCGCTACCAATAATGGTTTTGCCGTTCGCCAATTCGCAGACAATATTGACATTGGTCTGGTCGTTAAAATCACTGATAGAGACCCCGCCGCTGTCACGGATAGTGCAGGAAATGGACGGTGCCACAACGGTTTCTTTATAGCCATGTACCCCATCCATGCCCATGACGGTTTCACGTTTTACCTTTGAAGGGCTGTATTTGAACTGACCGGCCACCATAATAGTAATGCCATCAACGGTGACATAAGCCGTACCTGCCAGGCGGTTTGAAGTATCGCTCATAATTTATTTCCTTTTTTCTTGGTGTGTTAAATGGCTAAGGGTTAAACAGCCGCTTGCAAACGGAATTGATTCAGAACCGCAAAGATGCGCAACTGATTAATCAGCACGCCGGTCCACAACACATCAACACGATTTGGATTACTGGCATTTTTCTCAACTATCAGGCCACGGGCGAAACCTTTGGCATCCTGAACATAGCCATTAAATTCCAGTGTCTGATACTGAGCAATCAGCTCGGCACGGATGATATTCGGCGTGATGATGGCTGAGCCTGGGGCAAAGCGGGTACCATCGGCAGCCAACTTCATGCGAGCAAACTTCGAGGTCACCTGAGTTCGTAGGTAGCGAGTGACAAACATCAATAAGAACAAAGTCTCAATTTGCAAATAACTATCATCCGCAGCACCGTATTTGTTGGTCTGATAAGTCGTAATGATATTTTCGATTTGAACTGTCCCGTCGTCCGCCACCGTCACGGTTGAAATACCGCTATGCAGCAAATTATTCCGCTCAGTCAGGGTAAAACGGCTAGACAGAGGTGCTGCCAATACACCACTTACTGCCAACGTTTGCAGTGGGCGACCGGGATCATTACGCAAGCTTTGCGCAATGGCACCAACATACGCGGCTGACCAGATGTAAGCCGGTGTCGGCGAGTTATGGATCCCTAGCAGTGAGGCATGTTGGTCATTACGCAGTTCACCGGCCGCGGTCAGTTGACCATAGGTGCCGGAGTGAGCGGCAAAGCTGTGACCATACAGTTGCTGACTATAGCTCCAGCGCCCGGTGCTATCAGAAAGGAATGCCTTGATAGCATCCAATGACGCGGTATCGGTGTAAGGGTTGATAATGAAATCAAAGGTTCGATCCTGTAAGTTTGCCAGACCACTTGCCAGTTCAGGTGCGCCTGCGCCACCCGCCATCGGGGTGATCGACAACACCAGACTCTCCGGCGTTGTCTCTCCACCGGCACTCCCCAGATAGTTCAAACGCAGATCGATATTGTTGCCATGTGCTCCTTTGTTTTTGGCCGTTAGCACCACAACAGCACCTTCCGATACGCCATCACCAGTGTGGGCAACCGTTACCGGCAATTCAGGTTTGTTCTCGATTGCCGCCGCCAGCGCCAGAGCGATGGTATTAGCATCATCAGTCGGCACAACCGTGGTTTGTACACGAATACCGCCGATATACAGTGAGATAACACCGGTTGCTGATGCTGGGGTCGTCACGGTAATTTTACCAATAGCGGCAACCATAGCCTCAGAGTCGCGCAATGGTAGAAGGTAAACTTCGCCAGCACGGTCATTGGCCAAATACGCTGCCATTTGCCCATGTAGCATTGAACCCGCACCACACAGACCCGCAACGGTGGCGGCAGATGAAACCAGCACCGGTACGTTGACGGGCAAAGTGCTTCCCGCCAGAGTTTGCCCAATAATCAAAGTACGTTGAGAGGTGCTCGCCGTGTTAGCTTGAGAATTATCAAACTCGGCAAAGAACAGTGGCGTACGCAAATTACTCGGAATATTAGTGAAAGGAATTGTCATAATTTTTTACTCTCCATTGTTAACACTTAAAATGCAGGTTTCGCTGTTTTTACCGTAACCTGCACCACATCACCGTCTTGAATACGACGGTGCCAAAATGGGTTATCAGGAACCTCTGCGCCAGATTCAGGCAAAAAGGTGCCCTTGACCGGGTCACGCACTGCGCGGCCTGTCATCGGTTTTACGAACATAGGGTTACTCCGAAAGGGGGATGGCGATCAGCGGGTCTGTGGTGCCATCAGGCATATCAATCGCAATGTCGATACCTGCCAGTGGCGTGGTTTCTACTGGGAAGAAGTCTTCCGGTCCTTGGTAATACTCGAGATCGAGTTCTACTTTCACTTCAGCAAAATGTTGCTCGCTGCTGGTATCGATGCCCATCGTGGTTCGCACTTTGGCAAATTGCTGAATCTGGCGAGTCAGTTCGTAACTATTAATCACTGCCCGTTGAATCTGTTCACACAAACGCTCTAGTGCCGATGCCGCTTCCGTGACTCGATTTGCCGCCTCACTCAATTGGATATGCCCGCTAATGCGTAAGGTGGTCATGGTATTAAACTGCGGTACGTTGCGGCCAATAGGCTCTTTTACTTCATGCGGTGTCTGTAACAAAATGGCCGGATAAGTGGTTACCGGCCATGCATCAGTTGAATAGATACGACCTTCCGCATCTGTTTTGCCCAATAATGCGGCGGCGGCCAGTTGCCTGATTTGTGCTGCATTCATAGGCTCACCTGATAAAAAATGAGATATCCAACATCATTACCTGTCATGGTTATTCTCCTGATAAATGGTTGCCCCGTTCGGGGATAAACCTGTCATCTCACTGTGTTAACGGATTATCGATTTGGTTATTACGCCAACGAATAACCTCATCAAGCCGCCCTTTACAGATACGTAACTCTCGCTTGAGTGCTAGCGCATATAAACTACTGTCACCCCATGTGGAACCAACAAATTCTGGGACTTCACACGCGGTCATCGCCGACTCAGGTGGCAGTAACTGGGGGGATTTCACCACCTGAAGGGCTGGTTTATTCGCGCAAGATACTAATGCCAGACTCAGGCATACGGCTGACAGCGCAGTTGTCAGTTGCGGTTGCCGCCACAAAACGCTTGAGACGATCCTCAGTTTCATGTCGCAGTACCCTTTCATTTTCCAACTGCCGTGCAGCGGCGGCCCGATTAGCCGCATCGTTTAACTGATAGGCAGCGATGATGTTATCCAATGTTTGATTAACAGCCCGTTCAACCTGTAACTCCGCGTGCTCCTGCACCTGTTTGGCACTCAGGCGATAAGTATTGGCCGTCAGTCCCATGAGTAATATCGCTAGCAACACCGTGGTGATGGCTCGCCTATTCATTTGCCCTCCCTGGCTTTCATTGCCGTCAGGTTCGGTGTCAGACAAAGTTCACGTTCAATCTCACGCCGATTAACCAAACCCTGCCAGCGTTTGCCGCCGGCCATAATCCAGCGCCGCAACTCATCGCATGCTCCGGCAATATTTCCGCTATTGAGTTTCTTTAATAAGGTTGAGTGAATAAATGCGGTTTTACCGACGTTATAGGTAAATGAATAGAGTGCTGCGCGGGTGTAATCGCCCACAGGTACCTGTATTGCATCATCGACCCACTTTTTCACCACGAGTAAATCCTGCTGTAATAACGCATCACACTGTTGATCGCTATACCGTCTGCCCTGAATAATGTCGTTACCGGTGTGACCATCACACAAAGTCATTACGCCCACTACGTCGTTGTAGGCTGTGTACTGACGCCCTTCAAAACCATCGTGTCCACCCAGCAATGCTCCGGCAATGGCAACCGCCCCACCGGCTGCGGCCCCCAAAACTTTCTTACGTAATGAAGGCGTCATGTCAGCTCTCCATTTTGTGCAGCGCGTCATTACATACCGCAATTGCGGCTGGAATATCAGCTACTGTTTTGTTACGCAGAAAATCCCGTAGAATTTCTGTTCGTCTCTGCTCTTCTTTAATTATTGCGTCCTTTTCCCGTAAATTGACGTAATAAGTTTTGATGGTAAATATTACGCTGATAATAGTACCAAGAATAAAGGTGTAATCCTGTAAACTCAGCGCGGAAAATAGAGCAAGCGATCCTGACCACCAATACGGCAGTTGATTTTGTTCATTCATTTAATACCCCCCAAGCCGATACACTGCCGCGTATGACTAACAGAAAGAGGAAAGCCCCGACCATGCGGAGCTTTCCTCTTTCTTAATCAGTATGTAACGAACCAGTGATATCAGACTAATATACTTTTTGCGGACCGCGTTAGTGTTTTCTTATAAAAAATAGATTTATTTTTAGTTAAATTCATATCAACTAAAAAACAAAAAATCTCACCAAAGCGAGATTTTAAATTATGATGATGGCGTAACAAACCAACCAGTAATATCAAACTAATACATTTTTTGCGGACCGCGTTAGTGTTTTTTCATAAATATGTAAATTTTCTATTAAAGGGTCCATGGTTAATTTCACATTCAACATTGCCAGGCAGCCATCAACAAAGCCTTCCGCCATTTGCATATTAATTCGCACCAGTTTTTCATCTCTTTTCTGCTGACGAGCAATTGCCCGCTTAGATTGATTAAGCACATAATGACGGATTATTAATTCATATTCATCTGGCCGGTATTGTTTTAATCGAGCAACACAACCATCGACAACCAGACCATCGTCATCACAACAAGATGCCTTACTCTTAGACGTATCAGGCAATAACCCTTTAAAGCCCGCAGCGATAGATGAATAATCCAGCCCGGAGCTATATCTTGCCCATACACCCCAGCGCGCCAAGACTAGCTGAATATCTCTCATGTTTTGGTTCTGCTGACTGTGGCTTCCAGTTTGTGTACCGTTTATTGAACTCATAAATAATTACTCCACAAAAGGCGGGGCAGCGTAGTGACACCTCAGCCTATCGATTGCTCAACAACGGAAACCACCGTAAGTCTGGCCGCCGTCTTCTTGTGATAAACCGGAACACCCATGCTACATCTCTGGATCGCAGCGATACACGCCAGTACGGTCTCATGCGTTTCCCTTATATATTTTGGTTGATTATTACCGCAAGTGATTTTATAGTCAACACCGCAGATGATTGGATATTATTGCTAACGGTAATAAAATTGACTAATGAAAAAGAAGCCATTGACGCCAGAACAGTTGGACGACGCTAAGCGGCTGAAAGAGCTGTTTAATGCCAAGAAAAAAGCGCTGGGTATATCCCAAGAGTCTGTTGCGCACGAACTAGGGGTTGGGCAAAGTGCCGTAAACCAATTCCTCAACGGCATAAACCCGCTCAATGTGACCAACGCCGCCGCTTTTGCCAAAATACTCAATGAACCCATCAGCAGCTTTAGTCCTTCTCTGGCGAAGGAATTAGCAAAAATGGCTGAAAGTTTATCGATCTCGGCGCGTAGTGGGCTAAATGATAAACCGGCAGGATCAGTTGCTAACAGCTATCCGTTAATCAGTTGGATAAGCGCAGGTAACTGGTATGAAGCGATAGAGCCTTATACACTGCGTGATATTGAAATATGGCCTGAATCGACCAAAAATGCCCATGACAACGCTTTTTGGCTCAGCGTTAAAGGAGACTCGATGACATCTCCTTCAGGGATCAGTTTTCCTGAAGGGATGATTATTCTGGTTGACCCGGAAAAAGAGCCGCTACCCGGTAATTTTGTTATTGCCAAACTGACTGACGATAACGAAGCAACATTTAAGAAACTCATTGTTGATGCTGGCGTTAAGTATTTGAAACCATTGAATCCCTCCTACCGATTAATCGAACTCAATGGTAACTGTAAGATACTGGGTGTGGTGGTTGATGCTCGTTGGCTGGAAATAAATTAGTCCCACCTTGATAAATACCGATACCCGACTGCGGTTGGAAAATATAAATCACTTGTATAAACAACCAGATAAACATCCACACAAAAAATAACCGCCAGTGATTTCCATCTTTAATCACCTGCGGTTATTTTATTTGCATTAAAAAACCAGTAAATGTTATTTTTCCGCTTCAAAGCGTGTAAAACGGCGTTGTCTGGCGCCCACCAATACTGTATATTAATACAGTATCCATTCATTCAGGAAAAAGTCATGCGTGTTGAATTGATTTATGACAAACGGAATGTCGCCGGCCTGCCCAACGCCGCTGAAATGATTAAGGCAGAGTTAACCAAGCGCGTGCATCGGGTGTTTCCTGATGCTGAAGTTAAGGTTAAACCAATGCAAGCCAATGGCATCAACACAGATGCTAATAAACAAGAAAAATCAGTACTGAACCGGTTAGTTGAAGAAATGTTTGATGAGGCCGATGAATGGCTGGTTAATGAGTTTTGAAAACGATTTAGCCGGGTAATCAGGCCCGGCTCATATTAATGCGTCATCTTGGTTCATTATTAAGTCATCGTTTAATCCTTTTAATTTTCTTTTAATCTTTAATTTAAAAATTTAATCTCCCATCAATGTTAACTTTTACCATCGATTTTTAACAAAATTAAAGGTTAATGATGGAAAAGAATAGATGGGTAAAGAGAGGTCTTTCTGTATTACCGCTGATTATCACCTGCCATACGGCAGTAGCCAGCTATAACTCGGATGTAACAGAGGATCTGGCTATTAGCACCTCATTGGGATTATTGAATGCAGAATCGCAAGAGTTTGTTTATCAGCCCGAATATAATGGCCACAAGCTAAGTCAGATAGACTGGAAAGCAGAAAATATACCTATTGTAAAAGTAGATATATCGTGGGATCTGTTATCACGGTTAACATTAACCGCACGAGGATGGTCCACATTATCCTCCGGCACTGGGGTCATGGATGATTATGATTGGACGATGCCAGGGCAATCTAAGTGGACTGATTGGTCTCATCACGAAAAAACCCATTTGAATTATGCTAATGAAATCGATCTTAATACGAAATTTTGGTTTTTAAAGCAAAAAAATTACCGTATTGGTCTGATGGGCGGTTATCAGCGCAATAACAATAGTTGGACCTCTTATGGTGGAAACTATAATTACAATAATGGCAATAACCTATTTACAGCGTCTGATAGTGTTACCGGCATTGGTTATAAACAAAAATTTGAAATGTCCTATCTTGGCTTAGTCAGTCGCTATCATTACCAAAAATTTGAGTTTAATACTTTGCTGAAATACAGCCGTTGGGTAAATGCCTATGGTAATGATGAACACTATTTACGCCAACTTTCATTTAAAGACAGCAGCAAAGGTTCTCGCTATTACGCGGTAGTGGTTGATGTGGGTTACTACGTGACCGATAACACCAAATTATTTGTTGAAGCGTCTTGGAACAGGCACGCCGAAGGAAAGGGAGATACACAAATAATCGATTCTGGTGCAGGTGTTTTAGCAAATGCAGCTAATAGCGCCGGTATTGCTCACCAAAATCAGACCATCGCCATAGGTTTACAGTATAAATTTTAA